AACTCGATTCGCTGGTAATTCCGATTAGACCTGCTCCGAAACAAAACACTATTAAAGTGTTCGGCCTGAAGAGCAGATTCTATGACTCGGCAAGGGTAAGAAGCACGGAACGTACCATATGGTATTTTACCATATACACGTTCCAGTTCCTGCCAAAGTAAGTCACTAACGTCTCTATAGCCATGCGACGCCATTTTATTGGCAATGCTGACGTAGGACGCTAGAGCGGAGCCGTCGAATTTCCGATTCGACCACCGTTTATGTAACCTGATTGGTGTGACATCTTCGCCATTATAGGCGTCCATACCACAACTCTCACGAAACTTACCGGTGATACAGGATTTGTCGCGATTGACCCTTAGGCCAAAAGCTTCCAGAGCCTGTATGCTAAGCTGAGCCCACTCTACGGGAATAATAATATCATCCCCATAGACGTAGACCAGCTTTCCCACTCTTTCTAGTGGCATATTCTTACCGCGTATTACCGCGGAGACAATTAATACCCAAAATAAATAAGCCTCAACAGGAAAGCATAAAGCTGACCCCATTGGAGCGAATTTATTCAACGGTATAACTTTGCCATTCGGCAACTTAGTCTCCGTCGTACGGCAGGCTTCTAAGGCTCGAAGGAGATTAGGGCAGCGTTCAAAAGCTGTTCTAACAAGTCCGAGTGAAACCCTGTCTGACGCATCTTTAAGATCAAGGGTAGCAAAACGCTCGCTAGCACTGCTAGTCTGCGCAAGGTTACGGTTGATCTCTTGATGAGTGAAATTGACTCGTCCCCTGGTATACTGTGAAGTATTTTCCAGATGACTTGCCAACTTCCGCCCAAGTCCCTGCTGGATCCATTGGTATTCCAATGGTTCGCAGGATATAAGGCGCGGACCCCGTGAATCTTTTGGAACGAGTACGACCTTTGCACGTCCACTTCTGGAACGTTGCAAATGACGATACCAGTCCAATCGGTCGGTAAGTTCGCGAGCCCCTCCCACAACATAATAGTTGTAGTAGGGGTAGACTTGGTGAATAGCATCAAACAAGCGGGTAAATTCCCACTTAGCCTCAAGCTTTTCACCTGTTGCCACCGCACCCGGGCCGTGTCGCGGACGAATGTCTTTGTGGTTAAACCCATAAAAGACTTTCTGCGTGATAATCTTGACGAGCTGAGAAATCTCAGTCGTCAGAGGATCATCAGCAATCGAAAGCTCATCATCGGTCTTGATGAAATTCTCAATAACATGAGACTCATCAGTACTAGAATAGGGCATTTCGAGTTTGTACGCGAAGAAGCATACCTGCCGAAGGTGACGAATCGCCTCGGTGGATGCATCTCCCAGGATTAGACCTTCTTTATCAAACACCAGGTTGAAGTATGCCTGCAGAAATGCGGGTGTACTCGTCCCTCTAATGGTTTTAAAGCCATTGGGAGGATTGAACCTGCCACTTACCAAACCCTCATCAAGAGCTCTACCTAATCGAGGCAGAGTCTTGGTGAGAAAGGCAAGTCCTTCAAATGAGACGCGTGACTGAATGGTCACTATGTCCCTTTCGTTGGAATTGTGTACTGATAATTGGGTCTCGAGAGGATCGCTCCGAATCAGCTGCGTGTGCAGGCGGAGATAAAACATCTCCTCTTGGCTTTTCAGTGGACCTTTATACAAAAGGCAACACTCCAAGGCCAAACCCGCTAGCGTGGCTACGTGCGATCAAGCCACACGTATGCTTAGAAGAATGCGAAGGCATGTCTTTTTATAGACAAGCTGGCATAGTCCAGGAATAAAAATTCCTAGGCTTCACCTCTAAGCAACGAATCGACATTATTGTGGGCAGTATAACTGGCCACACTTCCGTCGGACAGCAAGTCGAGCATGGAACAAACCATGTCCCAAATCACTGCGCTTGTAACGGCAACGTCACGCGGTACCGTCAACGTAAAGTTGACAGTCGCCGTGACAGAACCAACGGTCGATGGCAGAGTCTTGGAAAAACTTACAAGATGTCTGTCGACAATGCTCGGTTCTTTTCCCGACACTGAGTGCTTAATATTAAGCACAGAGGGTAGGGCAAGAGTCGAAGCAATGTCTAACCGACGACTTCCCGAACCGTCTTGAGAGACGAGACGGAAAATCTGATCGGTTCCATCGGCTTTGTCGAGCGTTAGATCGCTTGCTAGCATGTTGGCACCTCGCACTAGAAGGCGTAAATTCCCATCTATTCGAAGGAAAATACGTCTTCGGAGAGCAGTAGACGTTAAAGGGCTATAGACGCTGGTTAAGCATCGCTAGTCCTAGCACCTGCTGCATCGGAGTTAACGTACCGTTGGTTAAAGCCAAACAGTACGTTGGAAAACCGTTATACCGTTCATAGATCTTAACACGGGCAGTACCGATACTTACAAAAGATTCGGTAAAGCCCGGTGTCCAGTGACACAGAACCTCATAATCTGCTGTGGACTTTAAGGACCACATCACATCATGAGTTGAATATTCACCCTCGTAGGGCTGAATAGCCAATGTGTCAATGAGCTTGCCAAGGGCGAAAAACCAATCAACCACGAAAGAGTATGGAATTGCATTCCAAATTACTCGCCCTGGATGATTGAAACCTCCCGCGGCAATAAGACCTTTCAGTTTCGCATTTGAGTCTTCAAGATCCTTAAGATCTTGAGTCAACTTTCCTCCAATATGGAAGATATAGTTGCAACTCAACCGTCGGAACACCAAACCCTGGAGTGTTGTGCTCATCCCATTAGAATAATTATTCTTGCTGGGATCATCATTACTGATGAAAAAGGAAAACGGGTCACTTAGTGACTCGCTCCGATCAAAGCGCACATCCGTGGTTTTTCTGTTTACTTCGATAAGATGTTTTAATCTCTTATCGACAGCATCAGATAGGCCAACAATAGTCTGGATATCTGAGATAAATGGCATAGTGCCAAACTCAAAACCCAGAAAATTGTTACTGACGGACTTTCTCAATTTGTGGCGGTCAATAGAGGGAATCATCCCTTTAATGTCCTTAAGCTCATACAAAAAGTTAGCTAAGCTAACCTTTGTAGGAACTTGTTCTGTGAACTTACTAAAAGCTCCCAGGCTCCAATCGGAGAGAGTAGCGGCTGAAATTGACGGTATCCATGGCCAATTTTCGATCAACGGTCGTCCCCCCGAAGAAGGCACGAAAATACCCTCACTAGGTGTGAAAGTACGTACGTGTCCATTCGAAGATACGACGATCGGAGGATAACCTGTTGTGAACAGGTCTACAACAACTTGATTCACGGGGTTATTTTGACCCCTAGCCCCAACTACATCCCGTATATACGAGAAGTGGCGAGGCAGCAAATAATTGCCGTATCCATTGAATGGCCAAATGTAGACACCGTTATCATAGGTGGCTGCATGCGGTTGAACAGTGGATGCGAAATCAAGAGTTGTACGAATTCTACTGGCCATACGGAGTCTCCTTGACTTCCATTGAGCTGTAGTCCCAAACAACTCGACTCTGAATCAAAGTGGCTGTTCGAAAATGAACTCCAAAAGAGTGCTAACGTGGCTGTCACACTCTATGGCGGTGATATACACATGATGCATTCCAGCGCAAAGCTAGCCACGCAGTTGATGCGCGCTGGAAAAGTTGCGCTCAATCATAACTTCGAATTGTCCCGGCATGTTCTCAAATTTTCCGGTTTCAATTTGGACATTTCAAGTCGAGTGAATTCACCGGCCTAGCGTGGATTCGTTAACCGGACGAATCCCATGATGGCACAGAACGCCGCC